GGGTGGTTGTACAGGCTCGCACGGTCGGCCAGCAGCAGGCTGACCTCGTTGTGCAGAATGGCCGCCAGACGGAGGTTACCGTCCATCGAGGAGAAGGTGTACGGGGACGCGATAGTCGCCATGAGGAATCAGCTCCAAAGCATGAGTGGGGGGAATGCTGGAGCCTGTACGCGTTTAACGGGGAGCGACCCGGGCGGCTCTGTTGAGCGGTAGCCTACTCAGGCAGCGCCGACGCGTCAACCCTTCCCGAGCGTCTTCAGGACCGCCTCGCGGTGCTGCCGGTATAAGTCAAGGTCCATGCTGGCCACGTTTAGCGACCCGTTCGCCTCGGGCTGACGCAGGGCGCCGCTGTTGCTGTTGGGCATCGGCGGGGCCGCGGGCTGGGGCGCTCGAAGGTGAGGACGCAGGGCGACGGGGGCGGCCTCGGGGTCTCCCCGCCAGGCGGCGACGGCATCGCCGAAGGCCGGGCGGCCCTCGGCGGGCATCCGGTCGTAGCACCAGCGGACCAGGTCGCGGAGCTCGGCGTCGCCGATCCCATGCTGGGCCAGGACCTCGACGGTCTGGCGCTCCGTCCGCTCCGCTTGGAGAGCCTGGGACAGTTGCTCGACCTGACCGAGCACAGGGACGACCTGCTCCAGCTGGGACCGGAGCTCGGCGATCTGCGCCTCCGCTTCTCGGCGGGCCTCGTTCACCGCGGAGAAGCGGTCGTAGCTGACCTGCTGCTCGGGCGCGGGGGCTGCCTGGGCGGGCGGCGGACTGGTCGGGGTCGTGTCGTCGGTGCTCATGGTGCTCTCCTTAGTAGCTGGGCAGGGCGTCCGCGGTGCGCTGGACCCAGCGCTGGACCGCGGGGCCCCCTCGTCGGTGGTGCTCGGACTCGGGCCGGCGGCGGAACCAGGCCGCCAGGGTCCGCACGCGGGACCGGCTGATCTCGTCGCCAAGCTCGGCGCGCAGGGACGGCGGGACCTGGACGCGGCCCCCGCCCTCGCGGCGCTCGATGGCCCGGCCCTGGGCCTCGGCACGTCGGCGGGCCGTCCGCTTCGAGGTGACCGAGCCGCGGAGGTAGTAGTAGCGGGTCTGGTCGCCCCATTGGTAGTAGGGCCCCGTCGCGTCAATGCCCGCCCGGACAGGCATCAGTAGCCGCCGCTCTCGGCGACGTCCTCGGCCAGCTGCTGGTCGAGCAGGCGCAGGCCGTGGTCCAGGCTTGCGCCCATCAGGCGCAGGCGGGCAGCGTGCGCGTCATCGATGCGGTCGACCAGGTCGAAGAGCTCCTCCCGCGCGGCCCGGATCTCGTCGATGGCGTCCGCGCGGCCCTCGATGGCGTCGAGGGCTCGCCCGGCCTGGACGCGGCTGATGCCGGGGTTCAGTCGAGCATACGCGCCGACCCGGCTGATGAGCCCCTTGTCTAGCAGCTCGAAGACGTCCTCCCGACGGCTGCGGATCTCCTCAGGGGAGAGGGGGACCTCCTTGTAGATGACCCTGTACCCCGTTTCCGGCAAGTCGAGACCCAGGGCCCGGTTCAGCATGGCCGCGGTCTTCCCCATCAGCTCCTCGTCACCGACGCGGAAGCTCGACCTGTAGGCCCGTTGGGCTGCCCGCTTGCCTTCGTTGGTTAGGCTGATGGCCACGCCCGAGCGGGCAGTCCCGCCGAGGCGCTGGATGTCGGAGGCGGGGACGCCCGACTCCTGGGCCAGCCTAGCGACGATGTTGGACAGCGTCTCCTCCAGCTTCTCGACGTCGGCCCCCGCGTCCCATTGACCGACCATCGGCTGCCCGGCGTCTTCGAGCTCCCGAGCCTGACGCAGGATCAGCAGGGTCGCCGGGTCGGTCACGATCTCGCGCCGGGTCTGGCCGGGCTGGCCGGTGACGTCGAGCGATGCGGGCTCCAGGTTGGCGACCCACCGCTGAGGCCAGCTAGCCTGGCGGAAGGTGTGCATCAGCATCTGGTGGAGGACCGCGGCGTCCAGGCTCCCCTCGGCGAGCTCCGAGAGCCTGTACGGGTCAAAGAGGCGGTCCCCGACCCGCTCGGCGTGGTACAGCACGTAAGGCAGGAACGGCGACCCGTCGGCGTAGCGATACGGGTAGCCCTCGCCCTCGAAGGTCTGGCCCAGATACTGGACGGTCAGGTCCTCGCCGAGGCCATCGCCGTCCGCGCGGTGGATGCGGTAGTAGGGCTCGCCGACGATGGACAAGCACTCGACGGTCCAGATCTCCTCACCCGTGTGAGGGTCGAGCCGCAGCCGGTACTCCCGAATCATGACCGGCTTCGAAGGGTTGGCCGGCAGGGCCTGGGCCAGGACGAGGTCGACGTAGACCGGGCGGTAGTTCAGCGAGGGCGACACGTCGACGCGGACGAAGCATTCGCGCTGGCCGAGGACGTACTGCTGGACCCGCGCCATCATGGGCCACAGGCCCGCCTCCTCGGCGACCAGCGCGACCGCGGCCTCGGGGGCGTCATCGTGCAGGACCTCGGGGCTGTGGGCGTAGAGGACCGAGAGCTCTCGGATGATGCTGGCGAAGGGGTTTAGCGCCAGCGAGATCGGCCCCCAGGCCGACGCCCTGACCGACCCGAGCTGGTTAGCAAGCCGCTCCCGCAGGTCCTCGCGCCACGTCCCGTCCAGCTGCCGACGGCGTCGGGCGCTCTCCTCCCACCGCTTCACCTCGTAGGGGTCGGAGGGCATCGGGGGGCTGGGGTTGGTCGGGTTGCGCGGGAACATCGGCAGGACCTTCAGTAGAGGTGCAGGCGCTGGGGCTTGTAGGCGTCGCGGCTGGTGCGGAAGACGTAACGCTGGAGAGCATAACGCAGCGCGTCGATGGGGTCCTTGAAGTCCGAGTCCGAGTAGTCCCAGCGGTCCAGGGACTCCAAGAGGCGAGCGCAGCGGGGATGGACGAAGAAATGACCAGGCCGCACCATCGCCTGATGGAGATACCGGCAGCCGGCGTTGACGCTGCCGCGGCCTCGTCCCTTGCCTCGCTTGACCGTGCGGATCATGGGCGACAACGAGCGGTGGGGGACGCTGACCAGCCGGGCGATCTCGCGGACCAGGTCGATGTTTGACTTCCGGTCTACCGCGCCGCGCAGGTAGAGGCGGTCCCCGTAGGCGTAGTCCAGCTGCTTCCACTGGATGCTGTTGCGGGCCAGCATCGCCAGGATGCCGCGGGCGTCGTCGGAAACGCTGCCATTTTCGGCGCCGACGTACTCGTCCAGGACCCAGATGCGGTCGTGGCCCTGCTCGCCGCCCTCGTCGACCAGCACCAGCAGGGCCACCTCCTTCCCGACCTTGGAGCCGTGATCGATGCCCAGGCAGACCTTCCACGTCCCGCCGTAGGGAGCATCGCCGCGGACCATCGTGGTCTCATCCCAGGCGGTGAACACGCGACCGACGACCCGCTGCTCCCACTCGCCGTCGATGACGACGGGGACCGCGTAGGGGAGCGTATTCGCCCTGAGCTCGTCAATCCATGCCTGATTCATCGGCTGCCCCGAGGGCAGGCGCAGGGGCTCGGACTCGCCGACGGGGACCAGCTCCTTCGCGGTTAGCGGGCGGTGAATGTCCGCAATCTGGCCCGCCTCGACAAGCTCCCGTAGCCAGTCGGTCGGGGCGTTGATGGGGGTCAGGCACAGCAGCAGGCAGCCCCCGCCCTTGCCGCGGATGAGGCGCTTCCGCACCTCCTCGAAGATGCGAGGGGACGCGGGGGGCTCGTCGAAGAGCGCGACGTCGATGGTTGCGCCGGCGAGGTCCAGGCCCGACTGCTGCGTCGTCTTGAATCGGACGATGGAGCCGTTGCGGTAGCGGGCTGTAGGTCGGTTGGCGTGGTACCCGTTGACCGAGCAGAAGCGCGTATCCTCGACGAGGTGAGCCTGCGCGATGTCGTGGAACTTGCCCTGGATGGCCAGGGACTGCGACCAGGACGCGCACAGGATCCACGCCTCGATCGGGGGCTCGGCGACCTCCTGGAAGGGGTGCGCCCCGAGGGCTCGGAAGTGCACCTCGGACAGGCCGGCGGTCGTCTTCCCGAGGCTCTGGTTTCCCGCCCTGAACAGCTTCACCCGCGAGGGGTTCGACAGGAAGGCATGCTGCCCAGGCAGCCAGGCCATCCACGCGGACGGGTCGGCCTCGACCTGGGCGGCCAGGGCCTCCAGCTCGGCAAGGGTCCGCGATGCCTCGGCCAGGTTCACCCGATGGACCGGCGCAGGCTGGCCGGCAGCCGCGAGACCAGCGCGGACATCCGGGCCTCCAGCTCCTCGGCGCTGGTGGAGACCTCGTCGGGCCGCTCGGCGTTGCGCAGGTCGTGGAGGTCGACGGCGACCGAGCGGATCTCCCGGTAGGCCGCGACCCGCGCGGTGTCTCTCATGTCGCCGGCTTCGAGCTCACCGGCGAGGCGCTGGAGCAGCCAACCGTAGACGTCGAGCAGGGACGCCGAGCTCAGGTCAATCGAGGCCACCGCGGGACGAGGTGGCGGGGCCAGCTGGACGATGGGCGCGTCAGGCTGACGCCCCCTGCGCTCGGTAATCTTGGCGCGGTCGTTGAACAGCGTCCGACGCGAGCAGCCCAGACGGTCGGCCAGCTTCTGGACCTCATGCTCGTTCCATCGGCCCGACGCGATGAGCTCGGCGACCAGCGCCCGGCGCTCGGTTGGAGTGCTTCGAGTGTGCGGCATGGGCTCTCCTTTTGCACGGGTGCAACTTAGCCCCGTTCACCTTTGCACGGTTTCTGTCGTTGTCTCGCGCGAGAAAAACGACACCCACAAC